ATACCAACTCCAGGTATAAACGTTATAGGATTAATATCATTTTGATACAATATATCACGTAGCCCTTGATTTATTGTGTCAGGTGTATATTCGCCAGTTGCAGCATTGATATAACCTAGGCTAAATGCATTGTCTACAACGCCACGTCGTGTACCGGCAGGTGCCAACCATGGATAGCTAACGCTGTCACTGCGGATAATTGTGCGCACCATCATGTGACTGGGCGGTTGCACCACTGCATTTCCACTTAGATCACTTGTTTGGCAACTTGGATAGAATGCAGCAGAATATGTGTTGTTGGTCAGCAATCCATCGCCGGTGACAATACCAACACCGTTGTTGTTGGTTGCCCAAGTCACTACGTCAGCGGGACTCAAACGCAAAGGAGTATCCACAATTACAAATGCAGTGTCATTACGATCGTCATTGAGTGCAACCATGTTGGGTGCCAATTCTGGATACTGCGGACAAGCAATCAAGTTAAACACATTTTGATTTTGACGTATTGTGGTATTTGCATCAATACCAGCACGTAAGGCCTGCACAATCAATGCTCGTTGTGCTTGACGTCCCATGTAAGGTGAACCGTCGATGCGATTGCCACTTGCTGTGTTCCAGGTGTTGTTGTTGGTGATTTCACTCCAGTAACTGGAACTGGTAGTAGGAGTTTGGGCTGTATTGGCAATTTCACACACATATACGATATTACTGTATGTTACGCGATCACCTATGGCATAGGTAGTGGTAGAACTCCAGTCATAGGCCGGATATGCAGCAACGTTCCATGCATCTGCTTCAAAGGATTTTACATTAAATCCTGAACGACGTGAGTTCCACAATAACACACCCTGAGGATACAGTGAAGGATTAGGTGCATCTGGGTCTAAATAATTGCTGGTCAGCAAACTAACAATGCTGGGAATTGGATCACTCACAGGATTTGTGGTGCCATTTGGTGCCCAACGTGCATCTGCAAACAATATTCCATTTTCGGTGGTTTGATCTGCGTTGCTGAGTGTGACCCATTGATCCACTCCACTGACACTTTGCCAACGATTGATTACTGGATAAAGTTCTAAGTCGCTAGTATCAATCCACAAATCTCCGTACTGCAATGGACTTGCAGCAGAGTTGTTTTGTGTGGTTGGTGCAGTAGCACTGAACTGTGGACCGGAAGCATTGGTCAGACTCAAGTTATATCCACGAACGTCTGGATTGGCATTTTGATACCCTACCCATTGACCATTTTGATTGACCATGATATCAGCCTGATCCACTGCGGAATAGTACCAAAGTTGCCCAGTTGCTGGATTCTGATCAGGTGCAGTGTTGCTTGCTGTATAGGTAAATGTAGGAGATCCTACCCAGTTACTGAGTATCAACGTTGTACTGGTAACATTTTGATATCTTACTCCAACACAACCAGTGGTAAATCCTGCAGTAGTTACTGGAGTACCAGAGACATTAGTAAGAATTATATCTCCACCTGTGCTATGCGTAAACACCAATGCTCCGCTGCTGTTGATCGAGGCACTCACATAAGGCACACCAGCTGCACTCACTGCACTTACAAAATCAGCTACTGTGGTCCCCAGAAGAGTAGCAGTGGCAGTGTTTTGAGTGGCAGTGCCTGGTTGAGTGGCACTAATTGTAAATGAGTTACTGTTAACAAATGGACCTGGACTTGTGGTATTACCAGTGATTATGGTAGCACCAGTGGTTAATCTTTCAAGGATTAAAAATCCAGATGTTCCGCCGTTTCCTGAAACCAATGTATTGTAAGGATCTACTTCGGCATATGTTGTACCAGCTGGAATGTTGATACCTCCTCCCGATGGATCTAGACCGTATAAAGCGGCTGCATCATTGTAAAAAACTGGACATGCTTGTGTTACAAATGTTCCTAGCGCACTGTTATATTTTTTGATTACAATATTTGTACCTAAGTTGACATTGTTGGTTTTTTGCCATACAGATCCTGTGGGTTCTGGTTGTGGTGCAGTACTTCTCCAATTTGGAGCAGTATAGTTTGGACTAGCAAGATAAGCAGGTGCTGCATATGTGGTTGCAACAATGCCCAGATCAGCCAATACTGTTCCTGTGCTAGCAGTAATATTAATTACGCCAGTTCCTTCAGTGCTACCATCGCTGGTAGCTGTACTGTTGGCATACAATTCTAATTTTCCACCAATGTATGCAGAATAAACACCAGTTATGGCTGCACTGTTAATAGCATTGGATAGTCCAGTGACTGTGTTGTTAGGACCAGCAGGAACCGCCACTGTTGTGCCATTGATAGTGATTGTATTGGTAGCGGTTAGAGAGCTAGGTGCCAGTGTGCCTTGCACTGTGGGCCATGCAGTTTTCCAATCATCGCTACCGACCAATACCCATTGGTTGTAATAATCACTGAGTTCTGTTGCACTGGTTTGAGCACTGGTAGGACCACCACGTTTGTAATATCCGGGTATTGTTGTGCTAGTAGCAGTCACTGCATAGTTGCCAATGCTACCAAAACTTTGTAGCGGCACTGTGGAACTAGTTTCAAGATTGGCAGTACTGGTTATGACCAACGGAACTTGATTGGTGAATGCACCTGTGACTTGATTCCATTCAAAAATTCCCCATTGACTATTAACTGTGTCTAACCAGTAGGTACCATTTGGAGGACTGCCAGTGGGTCGTGTCAACGAAGCAGTTAATTGTGATAAGTCGACATCCACACGTTGCACATAACATTGATTTGTAACGCCTAATGCCGAGTATGCAGCCAACAATCCGTACTCGTTGAGTTCGTATCCATTGATCGGAGTTCCTGCTGCAGTGTTATAAAAGAACGGAACACCATAAGTAGACAATAGATCTCGTTGACTTGTGATCAAATATGTTTGATTAACAGTTGCTGCAGTTGTACCTGCTGCTATGCCAGTGCCTGCACCAGATACTTTGTTTGACGCAGTGGCCAACAAAATAAACGGAACAGAATTAGTTGCTGCTGGTATGTAATTGCTTTGATCAATTACTGTAACTTGTACGCCGGGTGATAATAGAGCCATGACACAATCCTTTTTTCAATATAGATATTTAGCAAAGATTGAAAAAAGAACGTCAGATAGCATCCCTACTCAGTAGGTTTTGCTACTAAATACTGCATGAGACCCATATGCCAATCATGTAATCAACGCCCTAGAGCCATTGCTTACCATCGAGATAACAAAATACAGTATCGCAAGCTTTGCGAGTATTGTATTAAAAGAAAACGTTGTATTCCTGTACCTGTTGCCAGGTGGAAATCAGCTGGCTATAAGAAAAAACCCATGTGCGATCAATGCGGATTTAGATCCAAATACGCAGCACAATTATTAGTGTATCATGTAGATGGAAATTTAAATAATAACAATTTACGAAATTTAAAAACCGTGTGTTTAAATTGTACCGTAGAAATTACAAAAGCTGATTTGACTTGGCGCCTCGGAGATCTAGAACCAGATCATTGATTTGATTTAGTAAATGATCCATGCTAGAATTATTGTCTACTTTGGCATCAAACTTTGTTCCTACCCATGCAGATTCACTGGCATGTACATTGAGTCTTTCAAGTTTTGCTCGACTTATTGCCCAACTTGTATTACCGTTTGGTCCGCGGTTGGCACTAACTGCGGCATCATACCAGTCGGGTTCTGCACCACGAGCAACACGTACAACAATCCCGCCGGCGGCTTTAATTGATTTAATTTCATTGGGAAATCGGCAGTCGCTGATAACGATATCATCTTGACTATTGCGGAGTTTGTTTTCTAGTGCAGCAATCCAGATATCATCGTGAAATGCTCGACGACAAACTTCTGTGCCCCAATATTGTAGGATCCAACGTGGAGTTAAATTGGGCATATTTAGACGTTTGGCCCACCATGGATCTACTTGCTCTCTCCATTCACGACTTTGTCTTGTGCGGCCTTCAAGCATGTCTCTATCCCATCCAAACACTTGTGATACTGCATCTTTCAGTGTATTAGCAAATGATTCTCGCCTGAATTGATGTATGTTCACAAGATAATCTGCAATGGTATCTTTTCCTGAACCAATAAAACCACATACACCTATAATCATAACAGTTTCCTTTTTAATTTTTATGTTGTATTTCAATATAATAGATAAAATTGTTTCTAGCCGAGGAGAAAAAATCTTTACTAGTAAACCAATCAGTGATTTGAAGATTGTTGTCGGAAACCATTTTTTCAAAAGTTTTTACAGTAGATCCAGATAAATTTTCTTGTAATAGTATTATACCATTTGGCAAAAGATGCTTTCCAATATTTTGAAAGAAATTTAAATGTGCTTGCCAATTATTATCTAATACAATACGATTGCGATGATATTCTTCGTGAATAGACTGGCTATGATGTGGTGGGTTTCCTACTACAAGATTAAATTGTTCATACATTGGCAATAAAGTCAAATCGTCTAATAGATAGGTAGTAACACAAGATTCAATACTGTTGGATTGAGCAGTTTTTTTTGCGCAATCTAGTGCGGGTAAATATACATCTGACAGACATAAAGATTTTGCTATTCCGTGATCCAATAAATCAAACCCAATGAATCCAGGACCAGAGCACCATTCGTACACTTTATTGAAACTTTTGAATGGATATTTTTCTTGCAATACTGTAGCATAATCTACGCCATATGTGGTTCCGCCGCCCTCCATTTCAAATGTGTATTTGACTACAAATTCAGATGGTCCGGTAGTATGCCATTTTAAATATTTCATTGTAATTATTACTAGTATTTTAAAGTGAAGCTAGCTTAGTTGTCATGCTATTTCTTTAACTTTTAAGTATTTAAGAGTTTCTTGTAACAACCCAATTTGTCTACGACAATCTTCTAGTGCATGGTGACTAGTAGGCGGCTTAGGTAGTCCTGGCCATAGGCAGTAAATGGTTCTTGTGTCTCTAATTTTATAAAACTGCCACGGTAAGCCCATGCCATAGCTTTTGTAAGCATGCTCAAGAATGTTAGCATCATATGTGGGACCATTCATCCAAATACGATTACATTTCCAGCAGAGTTTGTATAGTTCTGTTAGTGCTTGATCTAACGGTATTCTTCCTTGTTCATTGAATGCTTCTTCTCGTGCTTCTGCTGGTTGGGTGGCCCACCAATCAATCGTTGATTGATCAATGCTACGATCGGATTGACTTTCTAATGTCACACGAGTGTAATACTTGTGCTCATACCAGCCGTTGCCTAGAGGGTCAAAGGTTTGGCAAGCTATTGTTAAAATAGTTGTATCTGGGCCTGTTGCAAGCCCTTCGATGTCGATCATTGCATCCATGTTAGCATTGTAACATAGTTTTAATAAACAATCTAGTAGTTTTTATCCAATAACCCAGTATAAAGGCTGACTGCCATCTACATAATTCTTGAGGTCATTGATACAAAATTCCATAATGGCTTTGCCTTCGGCCTTCATTGCGGTGCCGTTTAAGGTACTTCCACCTTGTGGGCCAGCAATTGTACCAAATTTTTCACGTGCTTCGCCTATGATCATTTTACAATTTCCTACCATAAAATCACGTATCCATTGTGATATTTGTGGATCACTTAATAAGTTAAATTCTGGTTTGTAGTTATAGGTCCACAGCAATACTGATTCGCCTGTGCCCTTTGGATCACGAATTAATTGTAGTTTTTTAGTAACAGGATTGAATGTGTAATTCATGTAAGCGCCAAACATACGTCCAGCAAGTTCCACATACTGGCTGTAGAAATCGTAGGTTGCAAGGCCGCCGGCTACATTAAAATTCATCAGGTACACATTCATGCTGGCCTGGCTAAACGGATCAAAATTACTGGCAAATGGGCCAGTTGAATCGCCGAATGTTCTTCGAAAAATCTGTCTAACACTTTGTACTTCTTGTGGCAAATCGTAGATATTGACGTTGGTCACAAGCTCCATAAAACTGTAGCTTTCTTCGTAGGCATTTTGTGCCCTTTGACGATAATTGCCTATTGTAGAACGATATGCAGTTTCGTAGTGTTCAGCGTCTAGTTCAAGGTCAATGATGCCATCACCTAATTGATGGCGCACATATGTAAAAAGATTTTGTTTTAGTGTTTCTAGCGATGATTCTGTTTGAATACCCATTGGAACTCCGGTTCCTATTATTTATGGACGATTTTAAAAGAACCAATGGAGTTTTTATTTTTGTTTGTGGCAAATATTTGTGTATTAGAAAAAGTAGTCGGACAAAATTTACATTGGTCTATAACATTATCTATATTGTTAATAAAATCCGCGCCACGATCTTCAAATTCATCAATGCTTAATGGTCTATAACTGTTTAATAATTCACGATCTTTGTCCGAAATATCCAATGGATATTGTTGATCAAATTCAGGCAATAATGCAACTGGCCCACATTTGTATAATTTTCCACGAATAAAATGGTAATTTTTATATTTTACAAATCCGCAATCTTTATGCGCTAACTCAGGATCATTATTGTGCAATGTTAATTTTCCATTGTTACCAGGAAGGATAGATATGTTGTAAAAACTATCTTGTACTGACGCAGATACCTGTACACTATTACCGTCGCGAAAACCATAATCGCTGCCAAATGTAGTTGATCTTCCTGAATGATCAAATAAATTTTTATCATCCGAAAAACGAATAGAATCTTTAAGAAAACTCCTAATGTTTTGAAAATGTTTATCTATGTCGTTTACATTGTGTATGCTAATTTGTACCCAAGATCCGGTCTTTTTGACTGCATCATAAAGCCCCGGAACCAAATTTAAATGTGTTCCGTTTGTGATAATCTGCACTTCTCGCCATAATTCTTTTATACCTAAAATCCAAGCACAGATAGACGGATTCAACAAAGGTTCGCCGCCCAATAGTACAATATGTTTGATGTCTATTTTTTTTGCCCATTCTGCATAGATATCTTTGTAATCATTCCAATCTTGCCAACCTTTGAAGTTGTAATTATTGTACCGATTGCAATCTTTGCAGGTTAAATTACAAACATTGGTTATATAAAATTCTATTTTTGGAACAACAATACGTGTATCAACAGTCATTGCCTATTTACCACACTCGCAGTATCACTAGATTCTCAGTGCCACGTCCGTTAAATGCAACCTCAGTGGCTCGGATATCTTTGTAGAACTTACGGGCTGCTGGCTTGCCCACTGCACCTATGCCTTTCAATTGTTCTGCAGGTTTGCGCAGAGTTTTTTGCTGAGTTTCTACAGTGCTAAAGCCAATGATACTGTTGTTTTTAACTGTGAATGTTTTACTGTATTCATCTGCCACCAGATGAATCAACTTACGTTTTTTAGTGTCGTATAACCAAGCTTCTGATTTTTCAATTAACTGACTAGGCGCTAAACTTTTCAATTTAAGTTCAGCAAACTCTGCTATGAACTTGAATTTGCTGGCTTGTTTTTCAGGACTCACTGCTTTTTTCTTGCGTGGTTTGCGCTCAACTTTTTTAATTTGAATATACGCACCGCAATCATTGATCACGGTTTCGCAGAACTTTAGCACATTACGCAATTGAATTTTAGAGAGCTGTCGATAGCCTTCTGTTAACTGGGAGTCTTTGCCTGTGGCTACTTCCTCAAATTCTGCTTGACGAGCTTTCCAAATATTGCTAAGAGTGCTAATCATTTGCGGTGCTACATTAAGTCCGCGCATCAGCACAATTGGTTTAAAATCTGCCGACATCTTGGCCCCAGTGCTAATAAACTCGTCAAACATACCGTCAAGCTCGCCGGCACACTCGCTGACCTTTTCACGCAGGCGATCTTGAATTGTTACACGAGGTATTTCTTCTATCGTTACTTCTGCAATTTCTTGCGGCTTAGATTGCACACATTCTTTGAGCATGTTATCAAGTTGGATTTGTTCGTGATCAGTTAGTTCTAATCCAACCATGCTCATACGGCACAACCACCCAGTGGTTAGCCTGATATTTGAGTCACTCACACCACGAAGTAGTCTGACATCTGTTCGACGTCCATGCAATTCCAAATAGTTCACAATCATGTCACGTGCATCTTTTTTGCCGTAGAAATAATTGTACCAAGAGAATGCTTTGCTCAGTGCACTCACACGGCCGTCATGGGGTTGTGTTTTCCACGTGGGTTCTGGTCCCATGACATTGGTGTCAGCACTTCGAGGATTTAAAAGTTTAATTGTTTGTTTTGTAGCGATCATTTGTGCTCCTTAAAATGAAAAAGTTCGAACCCACTCAAAACGAGTACTGGCAGGCACCCACCTGAAGTCGTGTTTGGCACGATCTGCTTTGTCCACATCTGGAGTGACACAGACCCAGCCGCGATCTTGGCTAAAGGCCACACGATCAGCAACACGAACAACTTGAACAATTTTATCGTTCATTTTAGCAACAGTCACAGTCATGGCATTTCCTTTCCGTCTAGTGTATATTATAGCAAAATGGGTATTTGGAGTCAACCGTTTAACAAGCAAGCAAACACAAGGTATTTTTCTAAATGATCAAGCTGATCTGTAGCATTTAGTATTAGTTTTTCGTAGCGAGTTGTTTTTTTATGCATACGGCGACATTCCACACTTTCTCTACTGATTTCTTCAAAAATAGCCAAAACTGTGTTGTGCATTTTTGTCAAATCTCGCCGAGCCGTTTTATTTTTTAAATTGCCAATGCGAACTTTGGCATCGCTAAGACGTTGTACTAACTGCTCCATAATCGTAATTATACTGGATTAAGATTTTTATGTCAATTGGATCCATAAATACATTACTATGCCTCGGCTCTCACTCTACAGACCCAACCGAACCAACGATTATCAGTTCTTTGATCGAACCATTAAAGAAATGTTTACTGTGGGCGGACTTGACATTTTTATCCACAAATATTTGGGTCCCATTGTAGATCAAAGTCCTAATCCTGGCAACAACGATGCCACATTACCGGTTTATAACAGCACCAACCCGTTGTTCATTGAAGACTTGTTGTTGTTGGAAAACAGAGATCGTGCTTATGATCCAGATGTATTTGTCATGCGTGGCGTTTACCGCACACAAGATATTGATTTTGATTTGACTCAATTTGGATTGTTTTTAAACAACGATACCCTGTTCATAACATTTCACTACAACTACATGATTGATTGCATTGGTCGCAAACTCATGTCAGGTGATGTTATCGAAGTTCCAAACTTAAAAGATTACTATCCGTTGAATTCTGCCATACCCAAGGCATTGCCCAGATACTATGTCATACAAGATGGCAACTATGCATCGGAGGGATTCAGCCAAACTTGGTTGCCACATTTATGGCGTATCAAAGCCACTCCCATGGTCAACGCACAAGAATTTCAACAGATTGTGAATCAACCATTCATGCCAGAAAATATCTGGGATGATGGTAATTTTTATCCAGCTGGTGAAACTGTAAACTCCGGCAACGATTATTTCATAGCCAAACAAAATGTTCCACCTGGCACTCCCATAACCGATACCAACTACTGGACTCCCATACCTAATCCCGCCACAGTGGGCGATCAGATGAGTACTCGTCCCAAAGACCTTGAACTCAACGATGCACTATTGACTCAAGCTGAATCAGACGTACCGCTGAGTGGATATGCTACCACGCTGTTTTATGTGTTGCCAACTTACCCAGATGGGCAACCGGCCAGCACAGGTCTCAGCACCGACAATGCTGCTGCACTGGTGGGCAATCAGCCTGGCGATGGTATGACTCCCACAGGATTTGGTTACACCGACGGATACTTGACCGGCGACGATACCACACCCAATGGACTACCGGTGACCACTGGCGTTAGTTTTCCACCGCATCCGGCCACGGGTGCTTATGTGTTACGCTTAGATTATTATCCAAATCGCTTGTTTAGATACAACGGCAAAGCCTGGGTTGCCATTCAAGACGGTGTTAGAACTAATCTAACACTGGGACCCAATGATCCATTGGCACCCATAGACGGAAGTCAACGTGCCAGCTTTATAAACAATACATACACTGTGAACACAACAGATATGGGCAATATTCCAAGTCGCCAAAGTCTCAGCCAGGCACTCAGACCATTGGCCGACAATGGCGATCAAGGTGGCGATTTGCCACCAAGTCCAAGACCACCCGGAAGGTAAACAATGGCAGTACAGTTTTTTTATGACGAACAAATACGAAGATTTTTGTTGCAGTTTGCCAGAATATTTTCCAACTTTCAAGTGGAATATGGTCGCAACGAAAGCGGTAAAAATGACACGTTAATTCGTGTGCCTGTTCGTTACGGAGACAGCAGTCGTCAAGCTCAAACAGTTATACAACAAAACTCAGCCAATGAGCTAAACAGCACTCCATTGATGACGTTTTACATAACAGATTTAAAGTACGATCGTGCAAGAATACAAGATCCAACATACGTTGGCACCATACAGGTCAGACAAAGAACCTATGATTCAATGACTGACACCTACGAACAAACACAAGGCAATGCATTTACCATTGATAGACTAATGCCTGTACCGTTTGAATGCACCATCAAATTGGATCTCTGGACTTCTAATACCAACCAAAAAATGCAGTTGTTGGAACAAATTTTGGTGTTGTTTAATCCCAGTTTAGAAATACAAAGCACTGACAACTATATTGACTGGACCAGCTTGACTGTGTTGTATCTTGACGATGTTAATTGGTCAAGTCGTACCATACCAGTAGGCCCGGACAATCCCATCGACATCTGTACCCTGACATTTAAACTACCTATGTGGATCAGCTCCCCGGCCAAGGTTAAAAAATTGGGTGTGGTTGAACGTATTATCATGAGCGTGTTTGATGCCAATGGTGATATCAACAATGCTGCCTTAGATAATGATTTACTGCTAGGAACTCGTCAACAGATTACACCATGGGCGTATCAAGTGCTGTTACTTGGCGATATTGTCAGTGGGCTCAAATTACAAGCACTGGCACAAAATCAAGTGGTTGATCAGCCCAACGCCAGTTTGAATCTGCCCGACAGTCCCCCAAGTAATTTATTGTGGCACGATATTGTGAATCAATACGGCAAGCTGAGACCAGGAATTAGTTATGTTACCCTGGCACAACCAGATGGCACAGATGTCATGGGCACTGTGGCCTATGATCCAACCGATGATAGATTTTTATTGTTTACTGCCAATACCGCCACAGAACCGGCCAACACATTGGCACCGCTGACTGCAGTTATAAATCCCCTGGCCAGTGGACCAAATGCTGGGTTAATTCCCGCTGCTGTAGGACAACGCTATTTGTTCACAGAAAACACTGGCAGTTGGGACGGCACAAGCCCAACTGCATGGCAAGGTGAAAATGGGGAACCGTTGGTGGCACATGCCAATGACATTGTAGAATACGATGGCGAACGTTGGTCAGTATCATTTGACAGCACCAGCAGTCCCAACAACAATCAATATGTTACAAATATAACCACAGAGATACAGTATAAGTGGACTGGCAGTGCATGGGTTAAAAGCTATCAAGGACTTTATGCAGGAGGCGAATGGAGTCTAGTATTATAAATGCAGTAGGCATTTGGTTTTACTCGGTAAGTACTCAAAGTTATTTGTACCTACTGCGCAATGATGCTAAACATCCAGGTTCTTGGGGCCTGCCAGGTGGCAAAGTTGAATCTAACGAAACCTTGATGGACTGTATTGTTCGAGAATGTCGAGAAGAACTTGGCACAATGCCCGAATATTTGCGATTAGTCCCTTTAGAAAAGTTTACAACTGCTGACAGTAGATTTGCGTACAATACATTTTTTTGTAGCGTTGCCAACGAGTTTCGACCAGTACTTAACAATGAGCACCTAGGATGGGCCTGGATTGCAGCAGGACATTTGCCACGACCATTGCATCCTGGATTGTGGTCAACTGTTAATCTCGAATCGGTGCGTGATAAAATATCAACTATAGAACAACAAGTTCAGACGTCACAATAGCCCACAAAATCTCTATAGGTCATATCAATAGAGTTAGCTGCTTCCATCCAAATATCTGGCATGTTGGTTTTTTCACCTATTAGGTAAAACTTTATACCTGCATACGCATCCATAACTTCCCGTATTTGACTAGTCCAAGTTTGGCTTTGCACAGGAGTTTCGCGATTATATCCTAATAAAAATATTTCTTGGTGCCCATCAAATGCTGCCAAATACAACAGTAATGCTAGATCAAGTAGTCTTGGAGTTTGAGGAATTAAATAAAATTCGCCCGGATATATTATACAGTTTTTTGGTGTTGTGTAAACAATGTTATTTTCTTGATATTTTGTAGCCAATAGTTGATCAAGTTTTTCTCTACTGGTCTCTACTGCAAAGTCTAATCTCATTTCTTGTGTGATATCTCCGACCCCGTAGGTCTGAACTTTTTTTGATCCTAGTAATCCGCCACGATGCCGTTGTAGTCGTGTGTAATCAAATTGTGTTTGGTCAAATGAACTGCCAATGCAAACTGCACGACCAGATATGTGTTGATTTTGAATGGGATTTTCAATCCATTCTCTTTTTTCAACTTTTTTACCTTTTGTCCAACGAGTTTCGAGTATGACAAATTCGCCGGCATAGTCTTGCCGATATCTTGCGTCCATTATGTTCTGCCAACAGCAACTTCAATAGTACCAATTTCTCCGGAGTTCCATTCTTCCAAGGCTTTGCCAATGATACACCCGGGCTGATATTGTGCTGTGTCAAGAGGTCCAGCAACGCCAGCTAGTTCACTGGCCACAAGTCTATCACCTTTGTGTATAGTCCCTACAACTTTACACGGAACTCGTCCAGTCAGCGCAACTTCAGCAGTATGTTCTCCGTTTAGTGTTGAATTCATTAAGTAAGCTGGTTGCGTACTAACAATACCAGCAATTTGCGTATTGTGACTAATAGAACTGATAGTTATTTCGTGTGTGCCACCAAAACTTACAACGGTACCAGGCGGATAAGTTGCATCTGCAGTGTACACTTCTGCCAAGTCAGCGTATTGTGCAGTGGTTGCTTTGGCAAATACTGTGTTAAATGCTGTGGCCAATGTGCCAATATTGCCAACTCCTGAGGCAGCTCCATTAACAATTGCAGTGACATTGGCGCCGGAATTAACTGTAAGTTGTCCAGCGGTGGTTATGTTACCCCCGGTAATTTGTCCACTGGCACTGTAGCTACCTGCTGTGCTTGTGCCTGATCCAATGGATATATTACCACCGGTTATGTTGCCACTGGCTTGTACAGTGCCAGCAACACTTATACCAGTTGTTGCAGTTACTACCACATTAGGTGTACCGCCAACAGATGCAGTTATATTACCACCTGATGTTGAGATAGTAACATTACTTGTGCCATTACTGATTGCGGCTGTGTTAAGTCCAGTGACGTTGGCACCATTGATACTGGTTAGTGTATATCCGTTACCAATGAAATAACTAGCAGATATATTACCAGTGGCACTGATGCCACCTCCAGTTGTCCATGTATTAGCTGTATTATTGTAGAGCCAAGTAATGTACGGACTACCAATCGGACCAACTTCAATACCGCCACCGTTGGCCTGAGAACTATTGGTTGCATTATTGGCAACGTTAATTGTTAAGTCATTGGTAGAGACAACGTTGGAGTTAATAGTTGTTGTGTTACCGTTGACTTGTAGGTTACCAGCAATGACCACTAGTCCATCCACGCCACCTGCGCCGTTTGGATCTATAGTTAAGGTTGCACCTGCTGACACAATTGAATTACCACTGATGGTAAATCCGCCAATTGTGGCCGTTCCAGAAGTGCTAATATTGCCGCCAGTTATATTAGCACTTGCATTAATAGTAGTTGCATATACTGTTCCAGTACCACTTACAACTCCAGCTCCATATAAAATATTACCACCGGTTATGTTGCCACTGGCTTGTATTGTGCCAGCAACACTAATTCCTGTTGTTGTGGTAACAACAACGTTTGGAGTCCCACCAACAGATGCAGTTATATTACCACCCGATGTTGAAATAGTAACATTACTTGTGCCGTTGCTGATAGCAGCAGTATTGAGTCCTGTGACATTGGCACCATTGATACTGGTCAATGTGTAACCGTTGCCAATGAAATAACTGGCAGTGATATTACCACTGGCACTGTAGCTACCTGCGGTACTTGATCCACTTCCAATTGATATATTTCCACCAGTTATGTTGCCACTTGCACTGATTGTGTTAGTTGACACTAACACACCACTGACTATGACGTTGCCACCTGTGACATTACCTGTTGCACTGACAGTAGCACCGTTGTGTACTGCACTTGCATTACCAATAGTAGCGGCATTTACAGTGGCCGCATATACTGTTCCGGTGCCACTTACTGCACCGGCTCCATATAAAATATTACCGCCGGTTATATTACCACTAGCCTGCACTGTGCCAGAAACACTGAGTCCAGCAGTAGAAACAACCACTACATTTGATGTTCCGCCAATTGTGATATTTGCGTTGCCGCCCGAAGTTCCAATATTGGCTTCGCTGGTACCGTTGAATATTTTACTAGCACTTAATCCAGTGATAAAAGTGCCATTTCCTAGCAAATAATTTCCAGTGACATTTCCAGTGGCGCTTAATAATCCACCAGTTAATAAATTTCCTCCCTGGATATTACCAGACACGCTAAGAGCTGCTGGAGTAAATGATCCCGAAACCACAAGATTATTACCGACAATATTTCCAGTGGTCGATATTCCAGCTGTGCCGTCTAGTGTTAATGACATTTCGCGTATCCTTTAGTATATTTAGCTATTATACAACGTTCAAAGTTGACGAATCCGGAACATATATATTGATTCCAGGCGCAACTCGAAGAACTGGCCCAATTAACAAAGAATTAATGTTAGGTGCAATTGCTATGTTTGAACTAATAGTTTTAGGATTAGAGTATACTCCATAAACTGTGAGTTCTCCGGGACTAACTATCATAGTATCAGGTGAAGATCCCACTGCAAATTCTATGTTGCCATTGGCACTTGCAATGTTAATATTACTTGTGCCATTGGCAAGTTGAGTTGGTATTCCTGTGGCAATGCCAGTCAATGCACTGCCATTGCCAACAAAATAGTTGCCAGTGATATTACCTGTGGCAGATACTACCCCAGAAACATACACACCTGTATTTGATACCGTTAGTACATTGGCAGCACCAGCAGAACTTATTGTAACATTGGCATTTGAATTAACTACAACATTTGATGTGCCACCACTGATGCTGTTGGCCATGTAGTTTTGGGTAAATGTCAGGGATGTTGTGCCTATGACAATGGGATTATCTGTGATCAATTTCCATTGTGTATCAGCATAAATTTGACCTTCGGTGACCATGATAATGGTACCGGCTAGTAATTCTCCAGTTTGATTGCTATCTGTGGATCTTGACCAAGTGCCGTTTGACCCGGATCCCAGTGTGGTTACATAATAGATACCATTTTGACTGGCAGTAGTCTGCCCAGTGACCAGCACACGATCATTATGACTCAGTGTGACTCCGTCAACCTGACTAGGTGCGCCGCCCGACAATGTGATATTTACAGTTGTGACCGCGCGAGTTGCTTGCTTGTAGTCTATGTCATAAATCTGTTGTGCACGAGGTCTGGTGAGTCCCATTTTTGTTCCAATTGTATCACATATTTAGTCAAAAAAATAGGACCCGGAGGTCCTATTTGTTGAGTTGCAGTTTATAGTCTACCAACAACCACTTCAATTACCCCAGATTCGCCGTCGAAGTCTTCCAAGGCTTTACCAATCACAGTACCCACTGCTGGATTGGCTTCTGCTCTTGCTTGACCATTGCCAGCTGCAACCATCATGTCACCTTTGCGTACTGAACCAACCACACTACATGGCACACGACCTGTGAGTGCTACCATAACAGTAAATTCGCTTTGTAATCCAGAATTCATGCTGTAAGCAGGTTGAGTAGATACTACGCCAGCGATGCGACGATCTGCATCTGTGTCGCTGAGTGTAATTTCAGCGTCACCGCCAAAACTTACCACTGTTCCGGGTTGATATTCTGCATCTGCTGTGTATTTTTCTGCCAAGTCAGCATACTGTGCAGTGGTTGCTTTGGCAAATACAGTGTTGAATCCCACTGTAGCAGTACCAATATTACCAACTCCTGAGGTTGCTCCATTCACAATTGCAGTGACATTGGCACCTGAATTAACTGTAAGTTGCCCAGCAGTTGTTACATTGCCACCGGTTATGTTACCACTGGCACTATAACTACCAGCAGTACTTGCACCTGATCCAGTTGATATGTTGCCAGCAGTTATGTTGCCAGTGGCACTGATTGTGTTGGTAGATATTAACACACCACTGACAATTACGTTGCCACCAGTTATATTACCTGTAGCACTGACGGTATTACTTGATATCAATACTCCAGTTGCAATTATATTACCACCAGTGACATTGCCTGTAGCACTCACTGTAGTGCCATTATGTACTGCACCTGTATTACCAATAGTAGCAGCATTGACTGTGGCTGCATATACTGTACCTGTGCCACTTACCACACCAGTTCCATATATCACATTGCCACCTGTGACATTGCCACTGGCACTGTAGCTACCTGCTGTGCTTGTACCAGATCCAATGGATATGTTACCGCCTGTGATATTACCACTGACACTTACAGAAGTACCGGTTATTACTCCACCAACCACACTGGCTGCAGTTACAGTACCAGTTACTGACAAAGGAATGCTCATTTGCCATGAGTTAGCCGAGCTGCTGTACAACAAACTAGCATATTCAGCACCAACTGGTCCAACACCAAGTCCGCCACCATTTGCCTGAGCTGCAGTAGATGCATTGTTAGCAACATTGATAAACAAGTCATTGGTAGTGACTGTGTTTGAGTTGATGGTAGTTGTGGTACCTTGCACTGTCAAGTTACCAGTTATAATAACATTACCGTCTGTTCCGCCAGCGCCATTGGGATCAATATACAGTGTTGGGCCAGCACTCACAATATTGGCGCCTACAATTGAGATGTTACCGTTATAAAATCCACCAGATACTGTTATGTTAGCACCGTTTATATTACCTGTTCCTGACACAATGCCAGATCCAAATAATACATTACCACCAGTTACGTTGCCACTGGCACTGTAACTACCTGCTGTGCTTGCACCTGATCCAATGGATATATTGCCACCAGTTATATTACCACTGACACTTACAGAACTACCAGTTATTACTCCACCAACCACACTGGCTGCAGTTACTGTGCCTGTGATACTAACTGTGGCACCATTATGTACTGCACCTGAATTACCAATGGTGGCCGCATTTACAGTGGCCGCATATACAGTACCAGTGCCCGATACCACCCCAGTTCCATATACAACATTACCACCTGTGATGTTGCCACTTGTGCTGATATAACCAGTTCCTGCTGACAAATTGCCACCAGTTATGGTACCATTTGCTTGTACTGTTCCGGCAACACTTACTCCAGTGGTAGAAATCACTACCACGTTTGGCGTGCCATTGACTGCCGCAGTTATATTACCACCTGATGTTGCGATATTGACGTTTGATGTACCATTGGTAATAGCGGCTGTGTTAAGTCCAGTGACGTTGGCACCGTTGATGCCGGTCAAGGTATAACCGTTACCAATGAAGTTTGAGCCAGTAATATTGCCGCTTGCACTAATCAATCCACTTGTTAACAAATTGCCACCAATAACATTGGCACCAGCACTGATATTGATATTAGCAATTATATTGCCACCAGTTAACACTGTTCCGTATCCAGTAATTGTTAGATTAGCACCGGTTACATTGCCAGTGGCTGATATCAATCCACCTGTTAACAAATTGCCACCAATGACGTTTCCAGATGCTGATACTGCACTGTCTAAGTTGAAGTTACCGGTTATATTACCACTAACTGATAAATTACCAAGCACGTTAACACCAGTAGTAGTTGCAGTAAGCACATTGGCAGTACCGTTGACTGTGATAAACGCATTACCATTGGTGCCACGGAAGCCCAAACTACTGTTACCAGCAGTTATTGAGCTAACGTCAATGTTACCTACATCTAATGTGGCAGGAGTTGTACCGTCTGAACTATACACTGCAAATGTATTGCCCGAAGCTTGTAACTGCAATCCACCCAAGTAAATGGTGTTGCCCGAAACATACAGGCTCTTCCACTGATTGGTTGCATTACCCAAAGTTTGTAACACATTAGAAGTTGGGATCAAATTACCAGTTATGTCAATTTGAGCGTAGGTAGGATCAGCAAGTAATTTTGCACTTTCATCAGAGTTTGTGATTGAGTTAACTGTGGTTGTGGTTGTGATTTCACGAACGTCAATTGTATCACCAGGCTCTGGTGCTTCGGTAAATGTCAATACGCAGGTTGGGTACACCCCTGACACGGAATAAGCAGTGGTTGGAATCTGTAACACACCGTTGATGCTGACAATAACACTGTTGGTTGTCTGGGTTGATCCCAGGGTGTATGCCACTGTTGATCCGTCACCAGCAAACTGTTCGTCAGCAATGACAGTGAACACAGTCGATCCAACTCCAATCCACTGAGTATTATTGTAAATTTCCAAACTGTTGGTGGTTGAGTTAAAACGCAACATACCAGTGACACCGGTTGGAGGACGTTGATTTGTGTTACCAACTGGAGCAAGGATAGAGGTACTTGTGTTAAATGCTACCAATGCATTTACGGTTTGTGTACTGCTTCCAAAACTGGCTGAATTATTTGTTGCACTAACATAGAACACATTGGCTGCAGTACCGTTGACTGCAAAATCCACTGTGCCTAATGCAGTATTAAAATTAACTCGACCGTTGGTATCTGTGATGTCATCGCCGGATATCACAATATTACCTGCATTGACATTACCTGCATTGACATTACCTGCCTCAACATTTCCTGCTATGCTAATATCAGTAGGAAAGCTAAATGTTACTGCATCTGGGCCAGTGATATGAACATTAACTTGATTGGTGGTACCAATTAAACTTAGTGTGCCGTTTAATGCTAGTACTGTGGTATTAGCGTCAGTGTCTGCAATAGTTATACCACCTGATATAAATCCATCCACATAGCCTTTGGTTGCAGCGTCTTGTGCCTGAATTGGATCAATCACATTGTTGATGTAGTTGGTACCGGCATTGATATTACCACTGCTGGGAATTGTTATGTTTCCGGCTACTAGATTGCCACCATACACGTTACCTGTGGCAGTGAGTGTGGTACCACTGATTACGTTGGCACCTGTGATGTTGCCACCTGATCCTGTGGTAGATATATTACCACCGTAAATGTTGCCGCCAGCACTGACGTTGTTGCCTACATTAATATTTCCACTAATAACATTACCGCCTACACTAACATTTATGTCAGCAGTAATTGTTCCCACTATTGATAAACTGCTACCTGTGGCATTGCCAATGTTAGGAGACACTAGATTAGCAGTGTCTGAAACTTTGAGATTTCCTGTGCCACTGAAAGTTATAGTATCAGTATCAACTCTGGCACTAATAACCACGCCATTGATCACAATACCATTGCCTGCAGTATAAGTTCCTGCTCCACCAAACTGTGTAAATGTGATTGGGTCAGTGCCTATTGTAGTCACGTTGGCAGTTTGTACCCATTGTGTGTTTCCGTATGCATTGCCGTATTGGTTGAACACAAAGTCCCCAGGCTGGATTTGGGCGGCCTCATCATAATCAGCTGAACGTGTTAAAACAGTGGCATTTGAGTACACATAAACACCATTTTGTACAGCATTGGCCTGTCCTACTACCAAAATTCTTGTGTTGGCCACTGCTATGTTCACACTGTCAATTGTGGTGTATGCACCTGTTGTGACCAAATTAGCACCTACACCTGCATTACCGTTGTTGTAGGTAATGGTACCACCGGATATGTTGGCCAACGGCTGCGCCGCGACTGCGTAGGTACTTGCTATGATGGTCAAGCCTTGTGCAACTGTGTCCACATAGTATTTGGTTGCAGCGTCTTGATTGTTAAGAGGATCATGCAAGTTTTGAATATACAAGTTATTCACACCAATGTTGCCTGTGGCGCTGATGTTGACATCACCTGATTGTGCAGTTAATGCCAATGCAGTAGCCGAAACAACATTAGGTGTATTAACTCCAATTCCGGCCCACACATTACCTGCAGTGCTGATATCTCCTGATCCAGTTGCGTAAATGGCACTACCTAGCACATTACCGCCGGCGCTGACTACATTAGCAGTGTAAATATTTCCGCCAGTGACATTAACAGTAGCAGTAACATTGCCAGAAGTCAATATATCACCCGAACTACTGACTCCGCCATTAATTACAGTGTTAGGAGTTACAATATTACTACCATACACATTACCACTGGCACTTAAAGTAGTACTGCTGATTACATTAGCACCTGATATATTTCCACTTGGACCAGTGGTAGTAATATTTCCACCTGTGATATTTCCGTTGACACTAAGAAGTCCATTAAGATTAACACCTGTATCATAGAAAGTAGCCACTAGATTTGAACTGTTGCCAATTGCAACTACTAAGTTTGCATCTGGGGTGTTAATATTAGCATAGCTGCCACCGTTGAATATTTTGTAAGTTGAGACGTTGCCAGCATTGATGTTACTGATGTATCCACCATCGCCTACAAAATAAGTACCAGCTAGCACATTACCGGCAGCACTGACATTGTTTACTGTATAAACATTACCAGCGGTTACATCATTGGTAACGTTGGCAGCAATAATGTTGCCAACAAAAGTGGTAGTGCCAGTAACAGTTAATGTGCCATTGGCAGTGATATTGTTGGCTTTGAAGTCTGCGTAACTGGCAATTGAGAACGTGGTGTTACTGTAGCTGTTGCCAGAATCTGTGGTAGTAAATGCAGCCACAAATTCGCTGTCACCTTCTTTCCAGGCCAATGCAATATTATTGTCAACTCCACGCAGGCCAATGTAGCCAATGTCTACTGTGGGAGTGCCTGAAGTCTGTCCAGATGCTAACACAATCAACGGATCTTCAATCAAGGTATTGACTGTGTCTACCGTGGTTGTGGTGCCTGTGACCGTTAAATTTCCAGTGACCTGCAAATCTGAGTTATAGTTTATATTGTTGGCAAGTTTTTGACTGGTAACAGTGTAATTTTGCAGTTTTACTGCGGCATTTACGCCAAGATAGACATTACCGGTGCTGGCGTCGGTAATTTGATTGTTATTAATTCTGGTTAGATTTGTGGCCACAGTAAAGGTACTCCATTTTTATGAAGTATTTACCAAAATATCTATCATTAACGGGTAGCAGTGATTATTTGTGGTTACAAAAAGCGAACGTCTATGGTATCTCCGACAGAAGGAGCTTCTGAAAACACTAGGTTCGTACTAGGATCTGGAGTCATTACATAAGCTACTCCGGGTAGCTGTACCACACCGTTAAGCATGATCAGTGCAGCGGCTGAACTTGTGCTTTGTGTTAATGTAAAAGTATTTTGCACACCGTTGCCATACAGTGTTTGATTTGTAATGATTGGTACCCCCACTGTGGCCCAGGCATTTCCATTGTAAATTTCAACTGCCGGAGTATCAGTATTATATCTTATGGTTCCTAATGTTGCTGGGTTGGGTTCTTGAAGAGTATTTCCCACTGGAATTAACAAACCAGTTGTAGTGTTTATTGATACCAGTCCATTGCCAGTGGGGGTTAACGTAATATTACTATTGGCAAGATTAGTTGTTATAGTGGTATTGGCTATAGTTAAATTGCCAATTGTGGTGTTACCTGGTAAGTTTGTTGTTCCTAATAATCCCACATATCTATAACCAGCGATAAAAATACTTTTGCCAGCAGTCAATGTTGTGGGTATAGTTTCACCAATGAAATTTAACAAGCCTGCTTGTGTGTCAAAGAAAAACTCGCCTACTCCAGCAATACCTGGAGAAAATATTTGTGTGCCTGTGGCCTGAGCATTGGCTGCTCCTGTGGTATCTACATAAACTTTAACTGGCCAAGTTGATCCAAATTCTTGAGGTATCCAGTCAGTGAGATTGGTCAACCAAGTTGGGTATACGCCGCCGATGGGCACTGTGGTTGTGTCTGGAGAGCATTGAACAGTGCTGGTGCCAAGATAGCTTTGTGTGATACCGGAAATAACCTGTGCGGTGTTTGCAATTTGATCGCTTTGTGTCCAAACTATGTCGCCACGCAGCAGTGGAGGGCTTGGTATACTTTCGTTAGATGGGCTTTTATTGGCTGCATCATCAGTTTTGGCAACTCCGTAGAGTTTTTTAACCAGTAAATCAACGTA